GATCTCTCTTGCTGGAACAAAGCCGGAACAGAGGTTCGTGACAACTACAGCTTACAACACCTAACGGAACGAGTTAACTACTATAATACGGAACAATTCGACTATAAGATGTACAAAATCCAACTTGAGGCCAACGAATCATGCTCCAAACCCCGAAGTATTTTGTCGGAGATGTAGTTCTAGTTTCCAATACGGCAATGACAGTTTCAGCTATAAGGTTTGGATTGCTTCATTGTGTGTGGTTCGACAAAGAACATCACTTACACAGAAGAGCTTTCGGGCCGGATCGAGTGCGGCCATTTAATTTCACGATCAATGTGCCGTCAAGTGTCATTGTGGGTATAAAGAAATGGAATTCGACCTAGAATCTTTAGCCGTCTTTAAGTTAGTGAATGGTGAAGTCATCATCTGTGAGATCGCTACAGAAGATGAATTGCAAGTTACTGTGCGGTATGCTATCCGGGCCGTCGAGATGTTTATGGGCGATGAGTTTGAGGTACGTTTCACACAGTGGATTCCGTTCACAGAGGACTTGATTGTCATCTCTAGGCACGGCATCATAGCCTTTGCGCCGCCGTCAGAAGACATGAAACAGATGTACCTAAATAGGATGGCTGAACTGGACGCAGAGGCACCACAACAGGATGTAGAAATTCCTCCATTTCGGCGGTCATGCCACAATCATGCATTCCAGCGCAAGCAATGACAACCAGACTTGACAGAATAGAAAAGTGTGGAACAATAAGGTAGATGGCGAATGCTCCCACGGGGAAAATTAGTGTCGCCATACTCCAAGAGAAAGGATGACTATAGAGAAGATCGACAAGAAAACGACAGTTCATTACGTAGACAATAAGGCGCTCTTTGAGGCGCTAGTAGTATGGCAGAAAGACACCCGCAGGGCGCATAGGAAGAAGCTCCCGAAGCCGCCATTACCCGATTTTGTTGCGGAATGTATGCTGAAAATGGCGAACCGGCTAAGTCAAAAAGCCGGGTTTGTCAATTACACATATCGTGAAGACATGGTTGGTGACGCTCTGGAAAGCTGTCTCCGATACATTCACAATTTCAATCCGGCGAAGAGTACGAATGCTTTCGCCTACATCACACAGATCATTCACAACGCCTTCATTCGTAGGATTCAAAAAGAACAGAAGCAGTTATATGTGAAGATGCGTATTGTAGATCAGGCGGATTTTGCCGACTCTTATGAGAAGCAGACCGGCGACGATGCCCACTACAATAACAACTACGTCACATATCTCCAGGAAAACAAGGGCGACGTAATCAGCAAGTTCGAGAACTGGAAGGAATCCAAGAAAACGAAGGCCAACGCCAAGAAGAAAAAGAAAGCAGGACTGTTTGAAGAGGACGAGGAAGTAGCGGTAGCTACCAAGAAGTAAGATGTCAGTACTCATTGAAGAGTGGGAAAGGAACGAAGAAGTAGTAGTCGAGAGACCGCATAGACCAGGACCAATTTTTAGGTCTCCTGAAGAAAATGGTCTACCGACTGTCTGGACTCAGCAGTGGCCGGTTGAAAGACCCCGGCGTCGGCCAGTTCCTACAGTACCGCCAGTTATTGTCGAAGATGGAGTAGAACCACCACTTACTTCTCCAGCTTGGGACGACCCGATCTTAATCTCACTTGTTAGACGAGCTATGCCTAACTTGATAGCTTACGACATATGTGGTGTCCAACCAATGACCGGGCCGACAGGACTCATCTTTGCTATGCGCTCCCGCTATGACTCAGGAAAACAGAGAAGGAAGAATCGTTATGAAGACGATAGAGACTCTTTATTCTAAGCTCTACGAACCAGAACAAACTCGATCTCTACCGGGTGTGAATCAAACAGCGAAGGGGTTGCCTTTGCTGGTGGCAACTCCTGAAGAGCGGCGTTCAGCTTTGGACGACATTGGTGTTCGTCGTCTATTGATCTACCTTGAAAAGATTATTGCGGAAGCATGTAGCTACACACTCTTTGAATTCAACGATGCGTTCACACGCCATGCCACTCGTGATCTATTAGACCCGGTGCTGGCCGATCTCGAAAAACGTGGTGCCATTTATGACTACGCCGTGATCTGTGACGAATCGAACAACACACCCGAAGTCATAGCCTCTAACGAGTTTGTGGCTGACATCTACATCAAACCTGTACCGGCATTGAAGTACATCCAACTCAATTTCATCGCTACAAAGACAGCGGTGGACTTTGATGAAACCACCTAGAAAGGACAATGAAGATCGCACTATTGACAGACACCCATTTTGGGCACAAAAATGACAACTTACAGTTTCACAACGCTTTCGTCAAGTTCTACGACGAAGTATTCTTCCCAACTCTACGAGAGAAGAACATATCCACTATTGTTCATTTGGGAGACCTCTTTGACAGGCGTAAGTACATCAACTTTCACATCCTCTACAGGACACGAAAGGACTTTATGGAACAGCTTGTCAACGGCGGATACGAAGTCCACTTCATTGTCGGCAACCACGACACGTACTTCCGTGACACCAACGAAGTCAACTCGATTCGGGAATTGGTCTATGATCGCTTTCCCGGCCCTGGCGCTGCTTCTTTGGGCAGGTTCCACATTTACGAAGAGCCGCAAGAAGTGACGTTCGACGGGCTACGGATTTTGATCGTGCCGTGGCTCAACACAACCAACATGGGTCCGGGCCTGGAGATGATTGCCAACTCGAAAGCGCCGGTCTTAATGGGACACCTGGAAATCGCCGGGTTCCATATGGATCAGACACAGGTCTGCGAACACGGAATTGACAAGACGATTTTCGACAAGTTCAAGAAAGTGTTCTCCGGGCACTTTCACCACGCATCAGAAGAAGGAAAGGTTCGTTACCTTGGTGCGCCGTATGAAATGACCTTTGCCGATCTGAACGATCCCAAGGGTTTCTACATCTTCGACACGGATACATTAGAACTGGAATTTGTTCTGAATCCGTTGAAGATGTTCTACCGGGTTGTCTATGATGACCGGGAAGAGAAAGGAAAGCTAATGGAGATGGATTTCTCCGAATACGAAAACAAGCACGTGCTTCTGGTAGTAGCGCACAAGACTGATCCGGTGCTGCACGAACAATGGATGGATAAGATGTATCATGCTAATCCAGCCGACTTACAGATTCATGAAACTCTGTCGCTTGACGTGGCTGAAGAGGCCGACGAGCAGTTTCTCGAATTTGACGAAAACAACAAGATTGTGGTGGCGTCCGACACGCTCACCGTTCTCAACAACTATGTCAATGCTATGGGATTGGATATTGACAAAAGTAGATTGTTCTCAATCCTTCGTGAGTTATATATAGAAGCATGTGGGCAACAAGGATAAAGATAGAACCCGGCGATATTTTTGGTCATTGGGAATTTGTCAAAGATGAAGGTAAAATTGACAAGAATGGGCACGCTATTGCTACATTCAAATGTCGTCTGTGCATGAAGAATTTTGAGCGAGGTATTTTCTATGTTGTGCGAAAAAAAACTAAAGCGTGCAAGCCTTGTTCTGCGATGTTAAGAATTAAACCTATTAGCAAGCAAACGGTTCAATCTAAGGCGAGACATTCAAGAAAAAATTTGAGTGCTTCTGAAAAAAAAGAAATGCACGAATCTTATTTGCGATGGTACGGGACGCCATCCTATCGTGCTACTGTGCTCCGTTCGACAGCAGCCACCAGAGCCAAAAAATTAGGATTGCCCTGTACATTAACGAAAGGTTGGATTGAAGAACGACTGAAGCGTGGAATATGCGAAATTACGGGTGTACCTTTCGATTTGCAGTCGTTGGGAAAAGGTATGCGAAAGTATGCGCCATCGTTGGATAGACAAAATCCAAAACAGGGGTATACTGAAAAGAACACCAGAGTAGTAGTTTGGATTTACAATCTTTGGAAATCCACCTACTCAGACAATGAAGTTGTAGAATTTGCAAAAATTGTGGTGGAAGCCACAGTAGGAAAAGTATGAACACCATTCCCGAATTTTTCGAGGCAGATTTATTCCAATTGGACCTAGATCATGCCAGCGATTTGATGCGGTATCTGGACAACAACAGTTCCGATGAAGTTGCCGATCAGATCCGAGATTTGCTGATCGACGCCCATCCAGAGTTGGAAAATGAAAATTGAAAATCACGTTGCTTATATGACGCAGGAAGAGTACGATGCTCTTCCTCGTGAACAATCGGAATATAAAAAAGGCGTGATGTGGCTTGAGAATACACGTCTGGCTGGTCTGTACGCAGCTAAGGGCATACCAATCGACAATTTGTTTCTTCATATTTTGGAAGGCGAAGAAGCTCCGTGTCGAGCGCATGGGTGTAATTGTTATGTGGGCGACCTGATTACGCACGTCTACCGGATTGAACTATGCAAGAACTGATCGACAAAGCACACAGCATTATCGCAACCTCACGTAGCGTAACCGTCATTACGGGCGCTGGTGTCTCTGCGGAAAGTGGCATCCCAACGTACCGTGATGAAGACGGTCTGTGGTCCAATTTCCGGGCTGAAGATTTCTCTTCAGCGGAAGCCTTCAAACAAGATCCTATGCGGGTGTGGGAATGGTATAAAGAACGTCGCCGCACGATGGCCGCAGCGCAACCAAATGAGGGCCACAAAGCTCTCGCTGCGCTTGAACGGAACCACATGCAGTTCATGGTCATCACTCAAAATATCGACGGGCTGCATCAACGTGCTGGTACCGACAATATCATTGAACTGCATGGAAGCGTCTGGCGGCTGCGTTGCACGAACTGCCTGGGTGAGTGGGAAGATCGCAGCGCAGAGCTTCCTTGGCTCCCGTACTGCGAATCCTGCCATTCTCTAGCCAGACCCGCCGTCGTGTGGTTTGGCGAGTCTCTAAAGCCACAGGAATGGGAACGTGCAGTCCGGGCGTCGTACTGTGACACGCTTTTGGTGGTTGGAACCTCTGCATTGGTGAATCCAGTTGCCAGCTTGCCGGAAATCGCACAGAAGAATCGGGCACGTATCATTGAAGTGAATGCCGGGGAGACACCGATCACGGCGATTGCCGATGTGTCTCTTCGTGGAAAGTCGAGTGAAATTCTTGCTCAGTTAGCGGAAGAGAAGGAACACACCATCGACGGAATGCACGACATGGATCTTGGCAAGGCAATGCAGCGTGGCCTGGAAAAGTTTTACGCAAAATATCCGCAACTCAGGAAGTATGTTGATGGGAGCGGAGGGAAGGTAGAGTGAGTAGTAACAACAACGATACGGTAGAAAAAATTGCAAAATTGAAATCAATCAAAACTCTCAGAAACAAAGCCTGCTGGCGATGTAGAGGTAATTATAGCGGTGGTGGCGCTTGCAAGAATCCTAATTCTTGTCACAAAGCACTTATGGAAGCGGATATGCTTGAAGCAACGCTGAACGAGTAATACTATGAAAAGGTACGTAGCAGGTTTTTTGTTCAACAAGGAAGGGAATCAGGTCGCTCTCATTGAAAAGCAGCGCCCCGAATGGCAGAAGTTTCAACTGAACGGCATCGGCGGGCACATTGACCGAAAGACAGGCGCACACACTTGTTATGATGTCGGCTGTGATGTGCCTGGATTCGATCCTTGCACATGTCCGTGGGAAACTCCGCTTGAAGCAATGATCCGGGAATTTCGAGAAGAGACCGGCGTCGAATTGAATTGCTGGCAGGAGTATTGTGTTCTCAGTGGGCCGGAATATGAAGTTCACTTCTTCCAGTCATATGCGAATGTGATCTACGATGTCGAAACCAAGACCGATGAACAGGTTCTTGTCTACGGTGTCGATGACATTCTCAATCCCAACATTACGTACCCGCTCATTCCAAATCTGCGCTGGCTGATTCCGATGGCGCTCTCAATCGCTTACGAACCCCACGTAGTTAAATATCATGTACAGGAGGTAAATCCCTATGTGTAACCACACAGATCAAGATGAATGTAAGTGTCCGTGTCATGAAGTCTCTGAAGACGGACAGCCGAAAATCATCCACATTATTTCTTGCTGCGATCAGTGTCCCGACTGCGGACGCAACGTGGACAAGCAAATCGACGGCTTCACTAGCTAACCAAGGCGGCGTAATTTTTTGTGGC